CGCGCCGCCGGCGGCGCGATGCTGTAAATTCACGCCCCGATCGGCGCAGACCGGCGTGGCCGGCGCGGATAGGACGCGCGATCATGAGCGCAGACCTTCCAGCGGATCGGACGGGCGACGGACGCCGGCGGCCTCGTCGGGGGAGGAAGCCGCCGGCGCCTCGCTCGGCCGGGCGCCGGGCGATTGGGTGTCTGCTTTCGGAAACAGATGCGCGAGATCCGGGCGCATTACCTCGGGAGGAATTCCGAGTTCGCGGTCGACAACGTCGAGGTGTTCGACTGCGAGCGGCTTGTCCTGGGTCAGCCACCCGTGGACAGTCGATTGGGGTTTGCCGATCAGGCGCGCGAAAGCCGACTGCGTTCCGGCTTTGCGGACCGCAGCCGCTAACGGCGAGTCGATTCGATCTTCTATCGGCATGTCGATTACCTATCGACTGTTCGATAGAGCGTCAACCGATATGCCGGAATATTCTTCTACCGAGGTTTCGATAGAGTGCCGCAATGAGCTTAGGGCAGCGGATTGCGGAACGACTGACTGACATAAAGATCAGTCAATCAGAACTCGCGCGTCGCGCGCGCGTGCCGCAATCGACGATGAACGGCCTGATTCACGGGGACTACAGGTGGTCTCCTCATCTGCCTCGAATCGCACAGGTGCTTGGGACTACCCCGGCTTTCCTCGTCGGCGAGACAGATGACGCGGCCCCCGACGCAACGGTTGAGACGACGCTGTCGAGCGATGAGCAGGAGCTGCTCGACCACTATCGCGCAATCGAAGCGAAGGAACGCGCGGCGATCATGACTTTGGCGCGCTCGCTCGCGACCAACGCGCGATCGCCAACGGTTCATTCGAAGGGGCAGCAATTCAGAGGCGCGTCGACTGCTGCGGGGGGCGGGCCTAAGTGACGCGCGCATTTTGAACGGGGTACTGCGAGGGGGCAATCATGGGAAATGCAGGGAAGGCGCTGGTCGGTGCATTGATTATGCTGTGGTCGACCAAGGCGGCGGCGGACGAATTACAATACACCACTCCATCAGGTATGACCGAAGCTCTCTTTCCTGGGGGCGCACAGGAAACTTCGGATTTACTTGCTAACCAGTGCATTAACTTGAAGTTCACGGTGGTTTCGTCCGCGGCCAATAGCGTGGTTTGCGAGATGCCGATGAATTTTGGCCAGTCTGTGATGGGCAGGCTGCTGATGGGAAATAGCTATTCGACCCCGCCGCGCCAATTCGTGCGCTTCGCGCTTGCCGAACTGGGCGGGCGGGCGCGAGTTCAAGCGTCGGGTTGGATGGAGTTACAAATGGCGTTCGGTCAGACGCGGCGCACCGACTTTGCAGGGCCGACCTTCCACAATCCAGTCATGGGCTTTCTGTTGGCCTCGGGCGGGGAGCCGCCGGCAGGGACAACGTTTACGAACCATGCATGGATTGGCGTTGAACCGACGGGCAGTTCGATCTCTGATGCAGGTTATCGTGTGGGGTCAATTGCACCGGGTTCCCCCGCTGAAGCCGCCGGGCTTCAGGTCGGTGATGTCATTACGCGCATAGGGCGCGAGCGCATCAAGTCTCAGTCGGATGTTCTGGACGGTCTCGCTCAGGGTGCGAAGGCGAAGAGCTATCCTATCGAAGTGATGCGGGACTCCGGCAAGGCAACTCTGACAGTGCAAACGCAATTCCGGCCGCCAGCGGGCGAACCGGTGTGGCCAGAATTACGACCCGTTGTGGCGGCCGCCGATGTCACAACGGCTGTGTCAGTCGCCGACGAGCTGGGCAAGTTCGCGAAACTTCGCGACGATGGCGTAATTACACCGGCGGAGTTTGACGCCCAGAAACAACGACTGCTGGCGAAATGATCCTTACCGCGGAGCCGGCGATTCAATGCACGCGGGCTGTGCGGTTTGGGGCGATCACTAAAGGGGGAAATTCAGTGACTGTCTACCAACGCGGCCATGTGACGATCGACGACCACTTCGCGCGGTTCGGGGCGAAGAGCTACGCCATCAACAAGATCACGTCGGTGGAAGTCCGCGAGCAGGTCCGCAGTGGATCGGCCTGGGTGGTGTTCGGGGTGATGGCGGGGATTTTCATCTTCGCCGGACTGGGGATGCTCGGAGACGAGGCGAAACCTGACAAGACCAGTGCGATCGGGATGGCTTTGTTGGGGTTGGGGCTGCTGGTGCCCGCTGTCCTGACATACCGGTCGCGGATCAGCCGGACCTATCAGCTGATGCTCGCGACGGCGGCCGGCGAGGTCCAGGCGACGACGTCCACCAATGGCGAGGCCATCGGCGAGCTGCGCGAGGCGCTCGAGCGCCAGATCGTCGCGCGGGGGTGAGCCCGGCGCTCGCCTTGCTTCTGGGCGTCGGCGGGCTTGCCCTGTCGGTCTGGGGCGTGCTGGGCGGCGAACGCATGGTGATATTGCGCCGGGTGGCTGTCCTGGGCGGGCTGCTGTTGGCGGTCGTGGCGATCCTGTCAGCGGGACATTCGTCGTGATCGCTGCCGGCGGAGTGATGGGTCTGTGCGCGGCCTGGCTGGCGGGGGTGTTGCCCCACGTGCACGGCCGGCGTCGTGCAGCTGCTCGGTATGGCGGGGCCGCGCTGGTGGCGCTGGCGCTCTGGGTTAGGTGAGCGGCCGGAAGCATCTCGACTGGGCGTTGCCGATCGTCGGCATCTGCCTCGCGCTGGCGATCGCGTTCGGGCTCGGCTGGCTACAGCGCGAAGAAACTGGCAAAAACCAGCAGGCCGCCGAGCATCAGGAAGCCGAAGGTGGCGGCCGTGCAAGCGGTGTTCGTCGCGGAGCCGATGGGCGGGTCGGTGATGAAAAGATACCCCATGACGCCGACAGCGGTGAACATGAGCAGACCACCCGCAAGGAGCAGGGACGCAGCGACCGGGAAGAGATCGAATATCAATGGATGTCCGCTTGGGGCACGGTAAGCTCCGCTGCGATCGCGTTTCTTGCGCTTGGCATCACGTTCTGGGGTCTACTTTATATCCGTAGCACCTTGCGCGCCACCCTGCAGGCAGTCCGCGAGAGCGCAGCTGCGACTGAGGAGATGCGCAAGACGAACGATATCGCGGAGGACGTCTCCCAGCGACAGCTTCGGGCTTATCTCTACCCCCGGAAGACGGAAATCGCGGGGCGGGCTGGCCCTGACTTGATGGACTTGGATTTCTCCGTCATCATCGCAAATACCGGGGCGACGCCAGCTAAGATGCACTTTTGCGTCATTGAGCTTAGTGCTGGCTGGAGTCTTCCCCTGCCCAATGGAAAGAAGAGCGTCGGGAGTACCTCGCTAAAAGTGAGCCGGGACTTCAGAGAGCGTCTCGTCGGCCCCCATAGCGAAACGACAATAGCGGTCGATGCTAAGGCCGATATCGGGTTTTTCGGAACGGGCCGACGATATCCTGTTCGATACATGGCCGTCGTCAGGTATCGGTATACCGACTATCTGGATCGGACATGGGAAGTTTCCGCTTTTTTCGACAGCGTGCCGCTATATTGGCCCTATGACGGACAGCCCATTTCATCCGAGATGTGGCAGACGTCCGCCAGCGAACACCTCGCTTCGCTTTTGTCAGATCCGACACCCGATCTTAGCGTTCATTGAGGGGGTATCGCCGGGGTATGGGGCCGCTGGCGGAGGCCCGGCTTTGCGTGATCGCGGCGGAGGGAGTATCCGCCGCGATGAGGCCTGAAGCGAGAGGTTCGATATGCCGTGCGCCATCGAGATCGTCGACAACGAGACCGGGCGAACGAGCGTCTACCGTTGCGATGACGGCTGGGACGAGGACCTCGCGTTCATGTGGACTGAGGGCCAGAACGGTTGCGACTGCAACCGTGGCCTGTTCTTCGCGCTGGCGGCCGGCGAGCCAGACCCGGGCGTACCTTGTGGCGAGGATCGGTTTTCGGTTTCGCGCGTGATGCTGGAAGACGGGACCGTAGTTCGCCTCGACTGAGCGGCCTCCACGCGATCTGCCTATTTTTTCAGCAAAGTCCTGCTATGTTCTCTTCGTGGAGAGCGGGGCGCGATCATCTCCGGACCAACTGAAGCTCAATCCGGCGATGGCGAGCTTCCGGCTCCTCGTGCTCGACTTCGTGCGTGGTTATATCGGCCGGTTGGGGGTCAGTCCGTCGCAGGGCGAGATCGCGGCAGCGCTGGGGTGCGGGCATACTCGGGTGAGGGACGCGGTGCGCAGTCTGGTGGCGGATCAGCTGCTGCTGCGCGGGCCGGGCCAGCGTGGCCTGGCGCTGCCCGACCAGCGCGCCGAAGCGCTCCGATTGCTCCGTGGCCTCGGCTGGAACGTCGATGAGGATGTGCGCCACGCCAGCGTGCCGTTGCCCCGGCGCGCGGATTTCACCCTGCAGCGGCCTGCTCCGCTCGACTACGTACCGGCACGGGTCAGCGTGGAGGCGAGTGGTGGCGGAGACGAACGGAACGACCAGGGCGGGGCGCGAACGCGCAAAGGCCGCGGATCAGCAGCGGCGTAAAGTCGCCGACCAGTTCGCAGCCCGCCATCCCGACCAGGCCCGCATCCAGCGCAAGCTGCGCGCCGAACGGGCGGCAGCGCTTCGCAAGTTCGGCCACAAACGCAACGGGACGGTCGAGACCCACGCACATGCCGAGCGCCAGCGCAGCCGGCAGGGGGCGCTTTGCCGACTGCACGTGAGCGGCGCGATCGACAACGACCAGCTGGGCGCCGCGGTGGCGATCGCCTTGGTTCACGAGCGGATCGCCGGCGATGTGACGGTAAAGACGGTCAGCCTGGAAACGCGGGTCGATGTCAGCCGGCTGGGCGACGGGACGTTCTACGAGGCGCTGAACCAGGTGCGGCGCGAGGTCGCCTATGGTTGGTGGCGCGCGCGGCTACCCGGGCCGGCCGCGCCGATCCTGGACATGATCGCCGGGGACGTCGGCGTTACCGAGGTCGCCCGCATCTATGGCATGCACAAGCGGCGCGCCAAGCGCCTGCTGATCGATGCTCTCAACCTATGGCCCGCCGCCTTTCGCCACGCGCGCGACGAGGTGGACGAGGCGACCCTGGCCGCCGCCCAGGCCGCAATTCTTTAGCGCGCGCGCTTTTCACCCTGCCCAAATGGCCCCGTAACCGTCAAATCCGACCCCGCCACAACTGCGCCCTGGATGCAGCGGTTGTCCCCTTGAAAGCCCGTCACCGGCCCGTCCGGTGGCGGGCTTCTTGCGTTCTCGGAGAGATCGATGACCACCACCGTCACCGTCAAAACTCACGCCTGGCCGGTCAAGGTCACCACTGTCGACGCTTACGAGCAGGAGCAAACCTGCGCTGGCGTGCCGCAGCACGTGGCCTCCAGGACAACCACGATTGAAATCGTCGCGCCCAATTCTGCGCGCGACTTCTACATCACTTCGTCCCGCTCGCTCTCCTTCGAGGAGATGCCGCTCCCAGCGGCAGAATAGCCCGTGCGCACCGGCCGGCGTCCACAGCCGCCCAGCCTGGAGACGCTCGTCGACCGGGAGGTGGATGCGATGGACCGCATCGCCGCCCGCGTGCGCGGTCGCGCCCTGACGCCGGCGGAGTTCAACGAGCTCGAAACGCAGGCTCAGCGCCACGCCATCCGCATCGTCGCCGCCTTTCGCGGCCAGAGGAACTGAGGCAGCATGATCGATCTAGCCGTGGTTCGCGAGCGCCTGTCCCGGGTGCAGCGCGACGAGGACGAGGTGCCCGTCACCAAACGCTTCCTCGAGCAGCTGATCGCCGAGCTCGACGCCGGCCGGTCGGCGATGGCGAGCACCGGCGCAATGTTCGGCCTGGGCGAGGGCGTGACCCTGTGAGCTGGGTGCAAATGACCAACGCCATCCTGGCGCTCGCCGGCGACGGCGCGAAGCTGGTGGCCCATGCGGATACGCCCTGGGCCAGCGTGACGTTCTCCGGCGAGCGGCACACGCTGACGCTGTTGTTCGAGGGCGACGACGCCATCCTTTGCGGCGAGGCGCTGCTGGCCGAGCTTCCGACGTTGGAGCTGGCGTTCGCGCGCCAGATGCTCGTCGAGGCGAAGTCAATCTGGACGCGCCGGCAGCTAGGGGAAAGCCCTCGCCTGGACATGCAGATCGAGATCCTTCTGTTGGATCGAGCGGTGGAGACGGCGGCATGAGCGCGCCCAAGACGATACGGGGCGCATCGGCGCTGATCGAGAAGTGGGCCGGGCTGGACTATTGCATCGCCGGCATCGAGGCGAAGCGCAACGCGGCGATCGCGGCGGCCAACGCCGCGGCCGATGCTGACCTCGCGCCGCTGCTGAAGCAGCGTGAGGGGCTGGAGGCTCGCATATCCGCCTGGTGGGGTGAGGCGGGCGCCGGCCTGACCGAGGGCAAGCGCAAGTCCATCGAGCTTGCAGGATGCGAGGTCGGCACGCGCAAGAGCAAGGACGTGCTCAGCGTCGTGGGCGACGAGACTGCATTGGTTGCCGCGCTGGGCAAGCTGGACTGGGCCAAGCCGCTGACCGTGACCACCGTGAAGCTCGACAGGCGCGCGGCGCTGATGTCAATCGACGGGGTCTATGCCAAGAAGCTGCACCAGCTGGGCCTGCGACGCATCGAGGGCGAGGATACGTTCTGGATCAAGCGTGTCGTCCAGGGCGGGACGCTGATGGGAGGCGCGGCGTGAGGCCGCCTGCCGCTCCGCTGAAGCTGGCGATGCTGGCCACCGTGCAGCGGCTGGTCGATGTGCGTGCGGACCTCCTGCACCAGGTTGGGGCGCTGCAGCACCCGGATGCGCCGTCGCTGACGGTGAACATCCATTCGCCCTCCTCAACGCTTCGGCACACGTGGCCACAGGATGATGCGATCCTCGCGCTTGTCCGCCCAGCCATCGTGCGCGAACTGCTTGCGCGCGTCGCGTCGATCGAGACGGATCTCCGCACGATGGGTGTCGAGGTCGATTGACCTTCGGCCATTCAGGATTGACGGCTCAAAGCTGAACCGACCACCCCCGGGGCGCGGGTCCTTCCTGCGACCCCGCACGTGCGGGCGGCAAAGGCCCTTAAGATAGCTAGGCATGAAAATGTGCCTAGTTCTTCCTCCTTCGGCCTGAAAGTGGCGGTTTCCTGCGGGTTTCGGGCCAATCGCGCAGGGAAGTGATGGAAATCGACCTCAATGAGCCGTCGCGGCCGCAGCTTGCGGCGCTGTTCGGTTGCTCCTCGCGCTGGATCGGTGAGTTGCGGTCCAAGGGCGATCTGCCGGCGGACGGCGCGACCTGGGCGGAAAATCTCGAAGCCTGGCTGGAGCTGCGGTGCGGCGGGGACGGCGATGCGCCGAAGCTCGAAGCCGAGCGCGCGCGATACGCCAAGGAACAGGCCGATTCGAAGGCCATGGACAATGCCGAGCGCCGCAAGGAGCTCGCATCGCTCCCCGACATGACGATGGCCGTGACCGGCATGATCTCGCTCGCCGTATCCCGGCTGATGCAGGTGCCGAACCTGGTCGCGAAGGGCGACCACAAGCTGCGAATGCGGCTGGAGACGGCGATTACTGACGCACTGGAGGAGCTGAGCGTCACGCGCGTCGAGCAGACGACCGGCGGGGGCATGGATGAGGAAGACGCCCCCGAGGAAGAAGGAGGCTAGTTCGCTTCGCGTTCGCGGGGCGACGGTTGCAGCGGCTGTACGAGAGTGGTTCGCGTCCTTCAGGCCGCCGAAGCGCGAGCCGCTGTCGGTCTGGATGGCCGAGCATGCGAAGCTCGACGACGGTAGCAAGTTTCGCGCGTTCCCGTTCCAGAACGGCATCGCCGACGCCTTCACCGACCCGGAAGTTGCCCAGGTCTCGGTCCGGAAGAGCAGCCGCATCGGCTACTCGACCATCGTCCAGGGGTTCATCGGCTACAGCATCGCGCGAGATCCTCGCCGGCTGCTGATCTATCAGCCGACGATCGACGACGCCGAGAAGTACAGCCGCGACGATCTCGATCCCGTGCTGCAATGGCCGGCGGTCCGTGCCGTCGCTGTGTTCAAGGCGAGGGATCGCGACAACCAGATTCGGGCGAAGCGCTTCAAGGGCGGCTGGATCCAGATCAAGGGCGCCAACAGCCCGAAAGAATTCCGCCGCGTCACCGCGGACAGCGTCCTGCTCGAGGAGCCGGACGGCTACCCCTGGTCGGCGAAGGAAGAGGGCGACCCCGCCCGACTGGCGTTCAAGCGCAACCTGACATCGCCGCGGCGTTTCAGCGCGGCCGGGTCGACGCCGAAAATCAAGGGCCTGAGCCGAATCGACCTCCTGTTCGAGCAGGGGTCGCAGGAATACCGCTACGTCCCGTGTCCGCACTGCGGGACGATGCAGTACCTGGTGTTCGGCGATGGGACCGGGGCCGGGATACGCTGGTCGCCGAAGGTGCGGCCGACGCGGGTCTGGTATCAGTGCGTCGAAGGCTGCGAGATCGACGAGGCCGACAAGGCCGCGATGGACGAACAGGGCGAATGGCGCGCCCACAACCCGGAAGCCTATCCCCGCCACCGCTCGTTTCATATCTGGGCCGCCTATAGCCAGCACGAGGGGGCGAGCTGGACGGAAATCGTCCGCGAGTTCCTGGAAGTCCGGCACGATCCGAACTTGCTCAAGACCTGGGTCAACCAGGTGCTCGGCGAGGCCTACGCCGAACGCGGCGAGGCGCCCGAATGGCAGCGGCTGTACGACCGCCGCGAGAAGGCGATGTTTTTGGGCCGCCCACCGGCACAGGCCGGGCTGCTGATTGGTTCGGCCGACGTGCAGCGAGAAGGTGGCGGGCGCATCGAGCTCGATATCTGGGCCTACGGTCCGCGTCGCCAGCGCTGGCTGGTCGAGCATATCGAAGTCCTTGGCCCGATCGCCGACAAGGCGACTTGGGCGAAGCTGGATGCGCAAGTCGCGCGGGAGTGGATCACCGAGGACGGCCGGGCGCTGAAGCTCAGCCGCGTCGGCATCGATTCGGGCGACGGCGAGAATACGATGGAGGTCTATACCTGGGCGCGTCGGCACCCGGGGTTCGCGATGGCGCTGAAGGGCCGCCACGCGCTCGCAGCGAGCCAGGCGATCGCCGGCCCCACGTGGGTCGACATCACCGTGCGGGGCAAGAAGATCAAGAAGGGGGTCCGCCTCTGGACGGTCGGCACCTCGATGCTGAAGCTGGAGCTATACGGCCAGCTTGCCCTGGAAAAGCCGGTCGACGGCGAAGAGTACCCGGACGGATACGTCTTCCTGCCCGATGGCACGTCGGACGAATGGATCAAGCAGCTGGTCGCCGAAGAGCTGCGCATGGTGAAACTGCGCAACGGCATGATCCGGCGCGAATGGCACAAGACGCGCGACCGAAACGAAGCGCTCGACATGGCGGTCTACTCGCGGGCGATTACTTATGCGCTGGGCATAGATCGCTGGAGCGAGGCCCGCTGGCGCGATCTGATCGCGACGACGCCTGCAGCGGAAATGGCCACGCCGCGATCGGCGAGTGATCGACCTAGCGAGAACTTCAGTCAGGACGGACGACGGGACGCGGAGCGCACGGCCGATACTGCGAGCAGCGACTGGATCAACACGGGCGGCGCCGGCGACGGCGGCAGCTGGATATGAGGTAGCAATGGCTTTCACGACCGACGACATCACGGCGCTGAAGGCAGCGATCGCGACCGGCGCGCTGAAGGTACGCTTCGCGGATGGCCGCGAAGTCACGTACCGATCGCTCAGCGAGATGCGTGAGATCCTGCGCCTGATGACCGCCGAAGCCTCGCCGACCCCGTCGCGCAGCCGGACGTCGGTGGCGGGGTTCTAGGGTGAATTGGATCGATCGCGCCGTCGGTTTCATGTCGCCGGCGGCGGGCATGCGTCGTGTTGCTGCGCGCCGCGCGCTCGACCTCCACCGGCGCGCATACGATGCCGGCCGGCGCGACCAGCGGACCATGTCCTGGCAGGCAACGGGTGCCAGCGCCAATGCCGAAGTCGGCAGCGCAGAGGAGATCGTTCGTAACCGTGCGCGAGATCTCGCGCGAAACAACGGCTACGCCCTGCAGATCGTCGAGACGGTCGCCGATCATGTCGTCGGCACCGGCATCATCGGCGCCCCCACCGGCGTGAAGGGCCGCAACGCAAAGAAGATTTCGGGCGACTGGAACGACTGGGGCCAGGTCTGCGATTTCGAGGGCGACCACGATTTCCATGGTCTACTGTGGTCGGCAACGAAAGGCATGGCCGATTCAGGCGCGAGCTTGATCCGCTTCCGGCGCCAGCAGTTCGATGCTTCGACTTCGCTAGCGCCGCTGCAGTTGCAAGTCCTCGAGCCCGATTTCATCGACACGACGAAGACGCAGCTGCTCGCCGGTGGCGCGATGATCGACCGGGGGATCGAGTACGATGCCGATGGGCGGAAGATCGCCTATTGGCTCTACCCTGCTCACCCGGGTGACGTTGCGATGTTCCGCGCTCGCTCGCTGCAATCGGAGCGGGTGCCGGCCGACCAGGTCATCTACCTCTACAACAAGCTGCGGCCCGGGCAGGATCGCGGGATGCCGTTGCTTGCGCCGGCGATTATGCCGCTGAAAGACCTGCGCGGCTATTTCGATGCCGAGCTCGTTCGTAAGCGTATCGAATCGTGCCTTGCCGGTTTCATCACCTCGCCCGAGGACGACAGTTTCAGCTTGGGCACCGACCCGAAGACGGGCGAGGAACTGAAGCTCAAGTACGGCAAGCTGGTCGACAAGTTCGAGCCGGGCATGTTGACCCGACTGCTTCCCGGCGAGACGGTGACGATTTCGCAGCCCGGCAACAGCCAGGGCGTGGGCGAATTCGCCAAGCAGTACTTGCGCGAGGCAGCCGCCGGCGCCGGCGTCATGTACGAACATGCGACCGGTGATTTCAGCAATGTGAACTATTCGAGCTGGCGCGCCGGCAACCATGGTTTTCGCCGGCGCATGGAGCGCCTGCAGTGGCATGTCGTAATCCATAAGGCATGCCGGCCGATCATCGCTCGCTATCGCGAAGCATCGTTAGCCGCCAACCTGCTGCCGGTGCAGAGCTTCGGATGGCGATGGACGCCGCCCGGTTTCATCTCGGTCGACCCGTACAAGGATGCTCAGGCGGATCTCGCGAACCTTCGCATGGGCAAGGTCACGCTCAGCCAGCTCGTCGAAGAGCGCGGCTACGACTATCTCGAATTCCTCGTGCAGTACCGCGAGGATCTGAAGGCGGCCGACGCGAGCCTGGGCGAGGGCGCGATGTTCGATGGCGATCCGCGCAAGGTGCTGAACCAGGCCAAGCCCGCCGATAGCGACGGCTCGGCCGCGAAAGATAAGACCGCCGAGGCGGCCTGATCCTGGAGAACATGAATGGATGAGGACGAGGTCGCGAACGCGGCCGAGCAGACGCGCGCCATCCCCATGGTGACGCGCCAGCTGGAAATTCGCGCGGGCACCTTCAACGAGGCCGACAATACGGTCGAAGTGGTCTGGACCACCGGCGCGCGCGGCACCCGCTTCGACTGGCGGCGCTGGGAAACGATCGAGGAAGAACTTTCCACCGATCCCGCGCACGTCCGTCTGGATCGCATCAATCGTGGCGGGCCGGTCCTCAATACGCATTCGAGCTGGGAGCTCGAGGATCAGATCGGCGTCGTCGTGCCGGGTTCGGCGCGGATGGAAGGCGGCCTCGGCATCGCCACGCTGCAGCTGTCACGCCGGGACAGCGTGAAGGCCATCGTCCAGGACATTCGCGACGGCATCATCCGTAACTTGTCCGTCGGCTACCAAGTCCACGCTTACGAGATCACCGAAAAGGACGGAGAGCGCCCGCTCTACCGGGCGGTCGACTGGGAGCCTTACGAAATCAGCTTCGTGCCGATGCCCTTCGACGCGGGGGCTCAGGTGCGCAGCGCCGAAACCGCGCGGGACGGAAATCCCTGCATCATGCGCCGCGCGGGTCCGCCGGCATCCACCACCCAGGAGAGAACGATGGACGAAGACACTGTCCAGGCCGGCGG